GGTCTTAATTTTTCTGTATTCATAATTTCATTACGACCATAAGTAAACGCTAAGAAACCATCACATGCTCCTGAATCATTATATAAAGAAAATTCTTTAGGGTTCTGTTGAGCATTTCCTTTCTTACCTATTTGTTCAGGTACTTTAGTCCATGTAGTTGTAGATATACCCATAATAGTTTTCGTGCCATGATCATGTATAGGATTATAGTCTCCTTCATAACTATGTACCGACCACAATTCATCTATATCTACCATTCTATTTTTATGGTAGTGTCCTGTTATATTTCCAAAAGCTTGTAAGTAGGCTACTCCCATAGAGGTAAGAAACGTATAGTAATCTT